TCATAATCAATGGATTGTTTGGGGTTTAAAAAATAATGAAACAGACACTTTGTCAAAATTATTAGAAAATAGTGTAAATGTTCAAGGATCAGATTCCCCAGAGTATAAAGCAAAGTATTTAAATGGATTTGCTAAAAATGAATTTAAAACACTTATTACTAAAACATCAATAGCATCTTTTGGTATGAATTACCAACAATGCAATCAAATGGTTTTTATGTCTTACGATTTTAAGTTTGAGGCATTTTATCAAGCTGTTAGAAGATGTTATCGTTTTGGGCAAAAAAACAAAGTAACAGTTCATGTTTTAATACCTGAAAGCCAAACAAATGTAAGACACACTATTTTAGATAAACAACAAAGGCATAAAGAAATGATTCAAGAAATGGCTAAATATTCAGCCGAAACAAACTATAAAACTTCAAAATCAAAAGTTATGATTGATAAAAAAGAAATAAAAACAGATAACTATCATTTAATTAATGGCGATTGCGTTCAAGAAACTGCAAAGCTTCCAGAAAACTGTGTTGATTTAGTTGTATTTAGTCCTCCTTTTGCTGAGTTATACGTTTATTCAGATAAAGAAGAAGACATGGGTAACGTTGCTAATTATAAACAATTTGAAGAACATTTTAAATATTTAATTCCTGAGTTAAAAAGAACTTTAAAACCAGGTCGTATTTGTGCTATTCATTGTATGGATTTGCCTATACAAAAAGGTAAAGAGGGTTATATTGGTTTACGTGACTTTTCTGGAATGTTAATCGATTGGTTTCAAAGTCAAGGATTTATTTATCATTCACGTACTACAATATGGAAAAATCCAGTAACTGAAATGCAAAGAACCAAAGCATTAGGTTTATTGCACAAAACAATTAAAAAAGATAGCTCAATGACAAGAGTAGGCATTCCTGATTACATTTTATTTTTTAGAAATGAAGGAAATAATTTAATACCAATTACTCATCAAGATAAAGATTCAAGCCAATTAGATTATTTACCAGTTGATTTGTGGCAAAAATATGCTTCTCCAGTTTGGTATGATATTGACTATTCAAGAACTTTGCAATACCGTTCTGGGCGTGATGGGAATGACGAAAAACATATTTGTCCTTTGCAATTAGACACAATAGAAAGGATTTTACATTTGTATTCAAACGAGGGCGAAACTATATTAAGTCCATTTGGAGGTATAGGTTCTGAGGGTTGTTCTGCTATTAAAATGAATAGAAAGTCAATTAGTATAGAATTAAAAGAAAGTTACTTTAAATTAAATTCAAACAATCATAAGGCATTTGTAGAAGAAAAAAATGCAACTTTAACTTTATTTTAAATTAAAAATAAATCAAAATGTAACGTTCTTAAAAACAAACAAACAAACGTATGGGGATATGTTTTTTTAAAATGGGTTTGACATTTTACCATTTTTTTTATAAACTTTAAATAGCAAATAAAAATAATTAAGAAAATTAAAAAACAAAACTTTATCAAAACTAATTTAAAAAAATACTACATTTGTAATGATTTTGAATTATGTTTTGGTTAACATGGTAAAATGGAGGTTTGTTTACTTTAAACGCCTCCATTTTTTTAATAACCTTAAAATAAACAAATTATGCTTAACCTTTTTAAAACAAAAAACAGACTTGACTTAGACAAGCCAAACAATCAAAAGGCTGAAATACTTTTTGAGTTAATTAATCAAAATTATGCTACTCGATTGGATTTGATGCAAATGACTGGTTGTTTAAATATCACTGCAATTATTTCAAAACTAAGATTAGACCACGAAATTGAAATAAAATGCAATTTTAGGGACGTATTTAATAAACATGGAAGACCGGTTAAATTCGGAGTTTATAATTTAATTGACAAAGGAGACGCATTAAGCAAATACAATTCAATAAATAAACGATAATAAAATTGACTAACTGTCAAAACAATGAAGCCAATCTTAAATGTTTGGCTTTTTTGTATATTTGCTAAAATTGAATAAACAAACTTATTTCAAATGGAAACAAAAAGAGGAGGTGCCAGACCAAATGCAGGTCGAAAACCAGTAGCGGAAGAGCAAAAAGTAAATTCATTATTTGTAACGGCTTTAAAAGAACTTTATGACAAGGAAACTGATGACGATGCAAAAACACATTTTATAAAAAGCGTATTGTTAGAAAGTCAAAGAGGTCAGTTATTTATAGCTGAGCATATATTTGGAAAAGCACCACAAGAAATAAAACAAACAAATTTTAATATAGAGGCAAAAGATCTTGACGAAGAAGAAATCAAAAAGATTAAAGATACCTTAGAAAATGCTTACTAACGAAGAAAAGGTTTTAAAAATAATGTGTGAGACAAATCTTTTGTTTTTCACACGTTACATCTATAAAGAAAATACAAGAAGAAATTTTATTGTAGCTCCTCACTTTATTAAAATAGCCAACACACTTGAAGAGGTTTCAAAAGGAAATATTAAAAGACTTATTATAAATATTCCTCCACGATACGGAAAAACAGAATTAGCAGTAAAATGTTTTATTGCATGGTCACTTGCTAAAAATCCACAATCAAAATTTATACACCTTTCATATTCTGACAGCTTAGCACTTGACAATTCAAGTCAAACAAAAGAATACATAGAATCTGATTCGTTTCAAAGGTTTTGGGAAATGAAATTAAAAAAAGACGCTCAATCAAAATCTAAGTGGTTTAATGATTATGGAGGAGGAGTTTACGCAACGGCTTCTGGTGGAGCAATTACTGGTTTTGGTGCGGGAGTTACAGACTCAAAAGAGTTTAGTGGTGCAATTATAATTGACGATCCATTAAAACCGGATGACGCATTAAGTGAAGTCAAAAGAAAATCAGTAAATGAACGTTTTAATAATACAATTAGATCTCGTGTAAACGATAGAGAAACGCCAATAATTGTAATTATGCAAAGATTACACGAAAACGACATGAGTGGTTTTTTATTGGCTGGAGGTAGTGGGGAGGAATGGCACCATTTATGCCTACCAGCTTTAAATGAAAAAAACGAGCCTCTTTGGAAAGACAAACATACATTTGAAGAGTTAGAACAAATTAGGCAAGCCAATAGATATAATTTTTCAGGTCAATATATGCAAACTCCTTCTCCAGAAGAGGGAGGAGAATGGAGAAAAGATTGGTTTGAAATAATTAACAGAAACGATGTACCAGATGTTGAGTGGGATATGTTTATTGACGGAGCATATACAAAAGACACAAAGAACGATCCAACAGGAATACAAATTGGTGCAAAAATTGGTCAAAATTATTTTATTTTAAGTTCTATTGATAAATATTTAGAAATGCCAGAGCTTATAAAATTTATTCCAGAACATATTGAAGCCTTAGGAATTAAAATAAGAATGATTTATGTTGAGCCAAAAGCAAGTGGTAAAAGTATCGCTCAATTAATACAAAGTACAACATCTTTAAATATTACAGAATTAAAATCTAATTTTGTTTCAGTATCTAAAATAGAAAGAGCGAGAAGTGCATCGCCTTATATTGAAGGAGGCAGAGTTAAACTTGTCAAAGGGAATTGGAACGAACATTTTTTACATCAAATTGCAGTTTTTCCAAATGGAAAACACGATGAGCATATCGATTTAACTGCTTACGGGATTGAGAACAAATTAATTGAGAAACAATTTTTTACATTTTAATATTATTTTTTTTAATATCTTTGACGTATGAAAGAGACAATCAACAATATACTACAAAATTTAACTGGTAAGTTAATGGGAAAAAATGTTTATAACGAAGCATTTTTTAGTTACTTAGGAGCTGGTTATACATCTTACGATGTAGATAATAAAACTTATTTAAATAAGGGATACAATACAAACCCTGACGTTTTCGCTTGTATTACTCAAATGGCAACCAAAACAGTTTCGGTTCCTTACGAGGTTAAAATTGTAAATGATAAAGAAAGCTATAAAAAATTAAAGAATTTCCAAAAGGCAACTTCTGGAAATTTTGACTTTATACAGCAAATCAAAAAAGCAAACTTACAACGCAAATCTTACGACGAGGTTGATTTGGATTTTCCTATGGAGCAACCGAATGCAACTCAGACCTGGAGCGATGTTTGGGCTTTATACAAAACTTACATGAAACTAACAGGAAACTGTTATTTTTATTTGTTAAGTCCAGAGGAGGGAGCAAACGCAGGTGTTCCAGTTCAATTATATGTTTTACCGGCACATTTGATGCAAATTGTATTAAAGCCTAAGTCTAACATGTTAAGTACTGAAAGTCCAATTGATCACTACGTTTTGATTGAGGGTAACGTTATGATTAAATTCATGGCTAAAGATGTAATCCACATTAAATACTCAAATCCAAATTTCGACTTACAAGGTTCGCACTTATACGGTATGTCGCCATTAAGAGCCGCTTTAAGAAACATAAACAGTTCTAATAGTGGAATTGACTTAAATGTAAAAACTTTGCAAAATGGAGGAGCTTTTGGCTTTATTCATGGTAAGGGAACTCCTTTGTCAGTTGATCAGGCAAACAGCTTAAAAGAGAGACTTGTTGAAAT